CGTACCCGACCCATCCGCCGCCGTGTTCATCGCGTAATCGGTGCTGGCCACCGGCTCGATCATGTCTAAGCCTGCAATTTTGGCCGTACTCTGATTGGGATCGCGATATGGTCCCAGAAACGTCACCGTCTGGGCAGATTGCAACGATGGCACGCTCTCGAGGCGATACAAGATTTCAGGCGTGACGCCCACCTCACGCGATGTAATCCCCGCCTGCACATGGTTCGTGATCTGGTCGCGGCTGCGTCCGGTGCCCAGACCGGTCATCGTGTCTGTGCAGGTATATGACGGCGTGGTCAATGCCGCCCGTGTCGCCCGTGATTCCCAGACGAACGTGCCGCCGCCGGTCGTATCGCCGCGCATGTACGCATAGCCTAATTCTGACGCGCTGATCCGTGCCAATTCAGAGAGCGTGGTTGAGCTGCGATCGTCTGTGTTATCCAGTGCAAGCGCGTACGTGTCCTGGCCGTTGGCGATGACCCGATCGCGCACCAATGCGGATGCGTTCAGGCTTCCCACGCCTGCCGTTCTCGCCAACCGCGTCGAGGTACCCAGCAGACCCGTGCCTAATGTCCAATACGTGTTGGTGGCATCATCCAACAGCAATTGCACCAGTTCCGAGCTTGTCCAATTCTGACGCGCCGCCAGTCCCCACAGCGTAAACTTGGCAAATGCATCGATCGCGTCGAGTGCCGTGACCGACACGCGCCGACTGCGATACAGTCCCGCATCCGGCGTGACGCTATCCACCGCGCCGATGAACTTGTAATAGGTCGTCCCGTCGTACGTCAGGCCCAGACGCACAATGGCGCCCAACTGAAACCCGCTCCGGCAATTCGGATGGCCGATGCTGTAATACCCGAGCAGCCCGGCACTATTCGACGTCGAATTATTCAATTGGAACGTGAACGATCCGGTGCTGGCGACCCGATCATTTGCGCCGCCGCCGCTGATGCCATACGTACAGCTGAGATCCGCCAGCACATCCGACGAAATATCCGTCCATGCGCCGTCCAGACCGTCCAGCCGCATTTCGACGACGACAGCAACGCCGAGGTGCGCCATTAGGCCATCGCTCCCGACAATTGCAGCGCATCCCGCACAGCGCGGCTAATCGCCCGAGGGATCACTGCCTGCATATCCGATCGCAGCGCCGCAATTTCGCCTGCCACATCGCCGCCCATGTCCGCCGCGAATGCCGCCGCCTGGTCAGGTCTGATCACTGCTTCATTGCCATGCAATACCGTCCGCGTGCCTGCGCCAAAATTGGCAAACCAGCGCCCAAAACGGCCCATCGTGCCCATTGCGAAGCCTTGATCGCTTTCCGCGCTTCTGGTGCCGTAATCAATCGACTCGTAGGTATCAATGTGACGCACAGTGACGGTGGCGGAAATATCACGGTCTAGCCTATCTAAGGCTTTATTTATGCCTTCGACCTGACCGAACACGCCACCGACCGCAGCGGCCACGTTATCCGCGGCGGCTTTGACGCCATCAAATCCTGATGCTGATGCGTCTGTCGTCGTCTGCGTTTGATCCCCAAGACCTTTCATCTTGGCGGTGATTTCGTCGATCACCTTCTGCGATGCCGCGCCGCCGTCCTTCGACGACTGCCACAGTCGCTCCGCATCTCTCAGCGCCTCTTGTTCGCTCAAGCCTGCCGCGATATAGGCGTCACGGATCGCAATCACCGTTTTTTTCCAGGACTCATTCCCGGCTTCGTTAAGCTGCGTCTGGTTCAGCAGTGATGCCAGTTGCTTTTCAAAATCCGCAACGGCCTGTCGTCCTCGCAGTTCGTCTTGCGATGGACCGCCAAAGATCGATTTAAAAAACCCGGCGATTTTTTCAGCCACTGGCCCGAAGAGCGCGCCGAGTGTGGGCAGCAGCGCAACGACGGCTTCACCAATGCCGAACGGCAACGCGGATTTAATCGCCGGACCGTATTTCTCTGAGAATTTCGCCACAAGATTGGTGCCCAGCGTGGCACCCGCGGCGCCGATCACACTGCCGCCGCCCTGGATAGCAGAGACGATGGCTTGCGGCAATCCCGCCAGCAGACCCGCGAACTTGCTTGTTTTTTGCCCGGTATCCTCAAGACCTGCGCCGAGCGCCTGGACGACGGGAACCGTCGCGCCCGTTTCCATCTGGAATTTCTTCATTTCGGCAGCCGCCGCCGCGCTTTCCCGTGCGGCATCCGCCAATGATTGACTTGGCAAATTGTGCAGGGATTCGCCCACATCATCGACTGCCGATTTCAGCGGTACAAATACAGTGTTGAGATTCTTAACACTTGCGAGCCATTTCTTCTGTGCGTCTTCGGCTTTCTCGACAACTTTGACGTGTTGTTCAACGGTCTTATTGGTCTGATCGATAAACGTCTTAATGCGCAATTGTTCAACGGCGTTTTCACTGGTCGATCGCGTCAGTGCATTCACACCGATCGACGCCTTCTGCATTTCGGTCGCTGTGGTCATCGTCGCCGTCGCCACTTTCGGCAACGTCACATCAGACAATCCAGTGAGCGTATCCAGAGCGCCGCTAAAATCGCCTTTGATCGCCGCGCCCATCGCACGAAAGCCACGCGACATACTGTCATACAGGGTATTAAACCCTTCAAATATATAGCCGAGTGTTTCGCCAACGATCGTTTTGAGCCACAGCCAGACCTTGCTGATCATGTCGCCAAATTGATCAAGCCCCTTCACCGCGGCATCGCTCATGCGCGGCGCTTCGTCGGCCAAGCCTCGGATATCAGCTCGCAATGTTGGCAGTATGGCGGCGCCACTCTTGCCAAACAGATCCATTGCGAGTTGCGTACGCGTCATCGGGTCCGTAATATCACCGACCGCTGACGAGATCGCGTAAAACTGTTCCTCCGGTCGCATGTCGCGCAGATCGCCCAAATTGATATTGAGTTTGTCGAGCGCCGCGACTGCGGATTTGTCGCCTTCTGCCAAACGGTTTTGCATCTGGCTGATGGCTGACGTCATTTCATCGAGCGTATTTCCGCTCTGATCGGCAACATAGGCGAGTTGCTGCAATGCATCTGTGGTGATGCCGGTTTTATCGGACGCCTTGACTAATTCGTCGCCCATATCAAGAGCGCCCTTGGCAAGTCCGACGACCGCGCCCAGAATCGCCGCCGGTCCGAGATAGACCGCCAGTGACGACAACGCCGTTTTCAGCAAACTCGTGGCTGTGGTCGCAGCTCCCATTACTGGTGGGACTGTCGCCGTCGCAGCGGCCAATTCTCGCATGTTGGCCGGTGCCTCAATGCCGAGCTTTGCCATCTTTTCTAAAGCTTCGGACACCGTCCGATTCACCCGCGCCATTTCCGATTCAGTCAGCTTGGACGCGCCGCCGATCGCCTCGACCGCCATCGTCGCCTTCGTCGCACTGGCAATAATCGATTCTCCGCTGAAACTGTGCGCGACTTTATCGACCTTTTTTTCGGTCAGTCCAGCAGCCGTCGCCAGATTCTCCAGTGACCCTTCAGCAGCTTTGGCTTGCGCCACAAACGAATTGAAATCAGCGAGAAATGTCGCGGTAACTGCCATCGGTCGAATCCTTCTCTAGCTGCTCAACCAGTACTTGATGAACGTAAGTGGGGAGTGATTCAAACTCCGCCCACGTCCAATGCATTATTCGGCAGATACGGAGTCCGTGCTCGACGTACTGCCGGTAGTTTTTCCCATCGCCGCATCCCCTGCCTCGATGTGCGCGGTGACGACCTGGCTAATGCGTTCCCAGGCGGATTTGCTCAGGTTATCCACGGCGTCGAACGAGAACGGTACCGGAGAGCCATTGCGGGTCAGCGACCATCCGACGATATACGCGCAGATGTTGGCCTTCCAGACTTCCTTGAGGTCAGGTTCTACGCGCCCATCCGTGCGTACGGTCTTAATCAGCCGCTGTTGTACGGCCATCGATTCACCGACGGTGAGTTCGCGCTTTAGATCGAGCCATTCACCCTCAGCCAGTGCCACGCGCACGACGGCAGGCTCTACGAACCAGCTATTGATAGATTGCGGCTTGCGTTTGCTCATACATCCTCACTCGCGGCCCAACCTGACACGTCAGCAGGTCGCCGGTTATTGTTACCGCTATCACAGGAAAGGTTAAATCTTGCTGGCCGATCCTGAGTACGGCTGTCAGCGGCGTTTGACTGAGACGGTAGCGATCCGACGTATGTACCGTCCCAGTCAATACACTATCGCGCAGCGTCCACGGCCCAATGGTCGCCGCCACTAAATACGACCATCGGAGATCCGCCGTCAACCCGCGTATTTCCACCTCGTTAGCCCACCCGCGTGCAATCGCCGCTGAACTGGATGTCCGCTTTAATCGACACCGCGCCGGTCACGTTGTCTTCGACGTTGACGTTGGAGACGAAGACCTGACCGTACCAGTAGGACGCCACGCCAGTCCCAGCCGGGTAGAGATAGCAGTTGACGGCATCGCCACTGTCAAAGGCATCGAACGGAATGTCGGTCGTCGAATCGAAATAGCCGCTGACCGATCCCTTTGCGTTCTTAATGCCTGCGACGAATGACGCGAACGAATTACCCAAGCAGGTCACATCCGCCAGCGCCTGATCGATCGTCAACGACCATGACGACAAATTCGCCACCGCTGATGCTGAGCCAGCGCCTGAGGATGCCAGCAGTACCGCGCCTTCCCGTCCATGATATTTCGCCATACGCTATCCCTTTCGTTATGAGTGCCAGTCTTGGATCTGTTTCACTAACTCTCGCGCCCGCACCGTCCAGGTCTGCCCATGAATCGCGGTTTGCTGCGCGGCTGCAATACGTCGGCGTTCCACATCATCGGCCAACAACGCACGAAACACGTCTCCGGCTTGTTCAGGCGATGACACGATCGGCGTTTCTGGCATCAGTTCCCGCACTTCGGCGCGGTCATTCGTCACCAGGCACGTACCCGCTGCCGCCAATTCATAACAGCGCGGGTTCAGACTATCCGCCGGGATCGATGCATCCCTAAACAAATTCAATGTTATTTTGGACGCCTTCGCCAATTGTACGACGTCCGCGTTCGGCGTAATGCCGCCCTTCAGGAATTTCCGCAGTTTGGAATTGCGCGGCAAATCCTGCGTCCGTGTGTACAAATGAAAATCAATCCCTCGCCAGTCAATCGCCGTCAACCAGGCGATCCGCTCAGGAAACATAGATCCGCAGAAAAACACATCAGACGGCGTTGCAGCGGCCACGGCGACATCATGCACACCCGATCGGTACGCATGGCGCAGATACGCCGTCTTCGGCTGCATGGCCTTGAATGCATCAATGGCGGCGCGCTCATTGGTAAAGACACCATCACAGATTGCCGCAATGCGCGTCTCATCGTCCATGTGATACGGCGATTCCGTGCAAAGCAGCCAGACCCGCAAACCGGCTTTCCGCATCAGAGAAATCCGGTCGGCAGGTAAAAACATCGCCGTAATGATCAGCACGTCTTGACAATCGCACTCGATCGCACGTTCGATCACACCAATCGTCGCATGATGCAGCACGTCCAATTGTGTCGGCTGCGGCCATTCCTTGCCGTCTCGCACTTTCAATTTCTGGCGCCACAAATAATGCAGCCAGTTGTGCGCCATCTTAATGCGGCCATCCAGACGCCATTCGGCCACGGACACGCCATTAGCTTTCAGTCCTTCGACGACGCCCACATGGACGTCATGCGTAGACCAGGACGCGCCCGGATGCACCACTAATAGCTTCATACCGGGTCCACCATCACGCGATACAGACCGCCGCGATGCTGATACCGCAAGTCTGAACTATCATTAATTTCGACGTATGCAATACGTTCTTCGCGCTGACACAACATGCAGCGATAGCCACTGATCGACAGCACGGCATTCTGTAACAGCACATGCACGCGATCGGCTGCGGACTGTGCGGCTCCCGCCGATGTGCCAGGCGCAACCGCTTTGACCAGATACAACAGCGATTCAAACGCCGTCCCGAATTGCAACTGCGGCATGTCTTCCGCCGTCACCATGTCCACGATCACATAGGGCGCTGACACCGACTGCGGCGCCACACCGCGAAAGACGCCACCCGGCGCAAGCGCCGACAGTGTGGCATCGTTCGCCAATGCGCCGATCAGCGCCTGATCAATCGCGTTTACGCTCATTCGATTTCACGCTGGCAGATTTCATCCACCAGCGGTACCAGTTCCGAGAGCATCTGGCGGCGGAATTGTGGCGCCATACGCGACACGGTATATCGGCCTTCGACTTTGCGATTCGCTTTGCCCTTGGCCGTCCATCCATACTCGATCAAATGGGCATGTGGTGCCGTATTCACCACTTCCGCCTTTGCGACCCTGGTATCGTCAAAGACTTTGACCTTCACGCCACGGCGCAACCCACCTGGTGCTTTCCGTCTCGGTGATCCCTGCTCGGCACGAATCGGCAATTCATTCCGTAATGCATTCGCCATGCGTTCGGCGGTCTTCGTCACGGTCGGCTGTGTCCCGGCTGCCAGCGCCTGCGGCAAACCGCGAATCGACGCCAACAGGTCATCCAGGCCACGAAACGTGAATTTCGTCACGCTGTGACCTCCTCGCACGCCAACACCAACCAAACGTGCTGTGTATTCAGATCCTGGACGCCACGGACATACAGTGTTCGACCATCAAAGGTCAGCCGCGACCGCGTCGAAATACCCGCATGGTATCGGCACGTCACCATCTGATGGATGGGCGCATCGATCATATTACCGACCTGCCGTTCGATAATGCTGGCAGTCGCTGGCACCACTGCCGCCCAGACTTCCGGCGGAGTGGCCGGCGTCCAACTTTCTGTATATCCGCCGTCCCCGTCTGCCGTTTGCGTCGGATTATCTACATCAAGCCGATGCCGCAATTGGCCAATGTTCATGCCATCCCCGGATCGCGTAGCCGCCACAATGTCGCAATTACCGGCGTGGGCAGTTGGCCCATTTCTAACGTCGCGGTATCATCGCCGCGATGGGCATCGAGCCAGCCAAACATCAACAGAATGGCCACGGCGACCTGATCCGGCACTGTGGCATCTGTCCAGGCGTCAACGGTATCGGC